GGCCGCCGCGTCCTCATCCTCTGCCACCGCGTTGAATTAGTTGACCAAATCGTGGATGCCCTGCGGCAGTGCGACGTTGAGCCGGATATCATCGCGGCGGGATACATCAGGAGCGGCGGCAAAGGCCTCGGCCGCTCCACCAATCGCGCCGTGGCGGTCGCGTCCGTTCAAACGCTGGTGCGCAGACTCGAGGAATATCCGGCGCCTACGCTCATCATCTGTGACGAGGCGCATCATTGCGCGGGCGGAAATACGTGGTCAACCATCGTGCGGCACTACGGCGGGGCCAAGCTCCTCGGGGTGACTGCCACGCCGATCCGCCTGGACGGCCGCGGCCTCGCCGCCCACTTCGATAAGCTCATCATCGGCCCATCGGTCCGCGAGCTGATCGCTGCGGGGTACCTAGCGCCGGCGCGCGTGTTTGCGCCGCCCACGGTGGATATCTCGGGGCTACACGTGCGCGCGGGCGATTACCGGCAAGAGGAGGCGGAAGCCTTGATGGATGTGCCCACGATCACGGGGGATGCGCTGACCCACTACCGCCGCCATGCGGATGGCAAGCGGGCGCTGGTGTTCTGTACGTCGGTGCAGCACGCGCAGAATGTGGCCGCCAGGTTCAATGCGGATGGGATACCGAGTATCAGCCTGAACGGTGGCACCGACCGCAGTGTGCGGCGCATGGCGGTGGCGGATTTCAAGGAGGGTAAAATCAGGGTGATGGCAAGCTGTGATATTTTTTCTGAAGGGTTCGATGCCCCCGGCACCGAGGTCGGAATCCTCCTACGCCCCACCGCGAGCGAGGGCCTGTGGCGTCAGCAGATCGGCCGGTGCCTCCGCCCCGCCCCCGGCAAATCCCACGCGATCATCTTCGATCACGTGGGATCATCGGTGAAATTCGGCCTTCCCGATCAGGCCCGCGAATGGACCCTGACCGCCAACGCCGTGCGGCGCAGCAAGAAGGCCGCGCCGCAGATCAGGGTATGCCCAAAGTGCTTCGCCGCCTCGCCCGCGCGCTCGATCGCCTGCGGCGACTGCGGCCACGTGTTCCCGGTCACGCCGCGCGCGGAGGTCGAAGAGCGCGACGGCGAGCTCGTCGAGGTCACGCCTGAGCAGATTGCGAGGCGGCAGGAGAGGATGGCGCAGGGGCGGGCGTCGACGCTCGCGGAATTGACGAATCTGGCGCGGATCACCGGTAAATCCGAGGCTTGGGCACTCCACGTGTTTCAGGCTCGCGAGCGGAAGCGGATTGCGAAGGAGCGCGCGAAACGGGCTCAGGGCGTGCTGGTGTGAGCGAATCAGACCTCTACCCCGCGATCATCGGCGGCCTGTCGCACGGCAACACGCGGCTGTGGCGCCAACAGAGCCTCTTGGCTTGGGCCGGCAAAGTCATCCGCCGTGATGCCTCCACGATCACCCTAGCGCACCCGCACGCCATCAAGATCGGCGTCCCCGGCATGGCGGACTTGGGCGGTCTGACAGCCCATACGGTCACGGAGGCCGATATCGGGCGGCTGATTGGGGTCTATACAGCCATTGAGGTCAAGGCCGGCCGCGGGCGTCCTGCGGAGGAACAGGAGGCATTCATTGCCATGGTGCGCAGTCTCGGCGGTCGCGCGGGGGTGGCGCGGTCGGTGGAGGAGGCGGAGGGGATTGTTCATGGAACCGCTGGCGATTGACCGAGATTGGTTCAGCGGCGGGGTGAACGCGAGCTCTCACGCCGCTGTAAGCTCGCGTTCACCCCGCCGCAAGATGGCGGCCGCGCTCATTGCCAAGATCCCCGAGGCGATTTCGCGCCACATCGCCCGCACCTTCTACCCGCGATAGTGTGACGCCCGTCACGTAAGACTCCGCTGACAGCCCTTGTGGGATTCCTCTGTCAGACAATCCCCTTGACGCCCCGAATTGAACATTTTACATTTCTGTGACTCTCGGGTCGCACACGCATCCTCACCATTGTGCGCACTCACGCCGTTCCTATCTGACCCGACAGGAGTCTCACCTACATGGATTCAACCACCACCGTGCGCCGCTTGCCGCTGCGTCGCGGCAAACGTCTGCGCCTGAATGTCACCGTCGCCCCGGAGACGCACCGAGCGCTGCGCGATATCGGCGATGGCAACCGCTCGGCGGCCATCGAGGAGCTCGTGCGCCTGTATCGGCTGCGCGAATTACAGCATCCCCTGACGCTGTAGCCGCCCCATGGCGGCAGATTTCAAGGCCGTCGGCGAAGCGGCCCTGCAGATGGCGCATTTGCTGCTGCCGGACTGGCTCGGTGGCCAGCGCCGCGGCCATGAGTGGGTGGCCGAGAAGAAGGCCAATGGCGGCCTCGGGGATTCTTGGTCGGTCAACCTAAATACCGGATTTTGGGGAGCTTTTAGTTCTGGGCAGCGGGGTACCGATTTAGTATCCCTCTACGCGGCCATCAACCATATCGAGCAGGGCGTCGCACTCAAGGAGGTCGCCCTTTTGGTCGGCATGACCGACAGCCCCAATCCGCCGAAAGTCCTCCCCCGCGTCCGCGAACCCGAACCCGTCCCCGATCCCATCCCCGCCGACGCACCGCCCCTGCCGGCGCATTTCAAGTACGGCGCCGCGAGCGCGGTCTACCGCTACGGCAATTCGTTCCTTGTGGCGCGCTACGATCTGCCAGAAGGCAAGCAATTCACCCCGCTGACCTTCAGGGGCGGCCGCTGGCAATTCAAGGCGTATCCGGCTCCTAGGCCGTTATACGGGGCGGAACTGCTGCCAGAACGGCCGCAAGCGCCGGTCCTGATCGTTGAGGGGGAGAAATGCGCCGACGCCGCTCGAGCGGTCTTGAAGGCCTACGTGGTCGTCACGTGGTGCGGCGGTGCACAAGCGGTCAAGCGCAATCAGTGGGACGCCCTCGCCCGCCGCGACGTCATCATCTGGCCGGACGCGGATGCGCCAGGGCGCGCGGCTGGGGCGCAGCTCGCGGAGATTCTGTCCAGCGTAGCCGCCCAAGTGCGCATTGTGCAACCGCCGGACGACCTCCCGGATGGATGGGATGTGGCCGACGCGATTGCGACGCCTTGGGACGCGAAACAAGTCACAGCATGGGCGACGCCGCACGTAAAGACCGTTTGGCCGCCTCCGCAGACTCCGGAGGCACCAGCCAAGTCAGAGCCTGATTCCGCTCCACCGACCGCGCCTGAGCCGATAGCCGCGCCTGAGCCAATAGAGGGCGCTACACCGGAAGTTCTATCGGGCGATTCAGCCCTCATTGCGTGGCGCGAGATTGGCCTTGACTGCAATGAAGGCAATGTCCCTTACCCGACGATCGCCAATGCCACGCTGATCATTCAAGCGCACCCGGCGCTCAAAGGGCGCATCTGGTTTGATTCGTTTACGCAGCGAATTTACCACACATTGGACGGCACGCAGCGGGAATGGGTGGACGCCGATGATGTTAATTTAGTTGTTTGGGTGCAACAATCGCTCAAATTGTCCAAGTTTGACATGCGCATTGTTCAAACTGCGGTCGGACACGCCGCGCGGCGCGCGCAACGCAACTCCCTTACCGATTATCTTGACGCGCTGGAGTGGGACGGAATTGAGCGTCTGAACGACTGGCTGCAAGATTGTTTAGGCGTTCCGAAAGACGAGTACACCATGGCGGTCGCGCGCAACTGGCCGATCGGGATGGTGGCTCGAGCCTACGTCCCTGGCTGCAAAATGGACACGATGCCAGTACTCGAGGGCGCGCAAGGCATGCGCAAATCCAGTTTTCTTGAAGTGCTCGGCTCCCCTTGGTACGGCTCAATCCCAGTCGCCTTCGGCGAGAAAGATTTTCTGCAAGCAATTCAGGGGCATTGGCTCGTTGAGATCCCCGACATGACAGGATTTTCAAGGCGCGAGCACGGCCATATCCTGGCCACCTTGAGCATCCGCCACGATATTTACCGGCCGCCCTATGGGCGCTACACCGTGAAACACGAGCGCGTCGCAACATTTGCGGCCACCTCCGAGACCAGAGAATACCTCTCGGACCTCCGCGGCCGGCGCCGTTATTGGCCGCTCGAGTGCGCGGCGATCGATTTGGACACCCTGCGCGCCCAGCGCGATCAGATATTTGCGGAGGCCGTGCATCGTTACCGCGCCGGCGCTCATTGGTATGACGTCCCCGCGCAAGCTGACGCAGTGCAGCGCGATCGACTGAACAGCGATATCTGGTCCGAACGCATTTTGGGATATGTGGAGTCTATTTGGGCGGAGCAACAAAGAACTGGCGAGCGATTGAAAATCACCTCCACCCAAATCCTCACCAACGCCGTCGAAGTGCCGATCTCTAAGCAGACCGACGGCGAGAAGAAACGCCTGCACAAAGTAATGGGCGAAGGCGGCTGGAAGCAAGTCCGCGATCCCGAGCGGCGATGGGTCAAGAAGGACTATTGGCCTGGCTCTGGCTCAGATCAGAGCGGTTCAGGCTCAGATCAAGGGAAATCTTAGACACTTAGACACATGCTTAGACACTTGATTTTGACCTAACCTATTGTCTGGGTTGAGATTTAGACACTAGACACTTGAAACAGCGTTTTCCTTTAGGGTCATGTGTGCGCGCGTGTGCGCGCGTGCGTGCGTGCGCGTGCGCGCGTATATATTACCAATTTAAGTGTCTAAAGTGTCTAAGTGTCTATTTGCTACTGGATTCAATGACTTGCGCTTAGACACTTGTTAGACACTTGGGCTAAGTGTCTAAATTCATACTAATTGGGTTTAGTATGAGAGAGATTCATAATGCGCGCCCTCGCCTAGCGAAAATCAGTAGACCGAGCGGTAACATTGCGTTGCCCAGGTCGCCGAGGTTGGGGTCGGGGGCGCTCGGGCCGCAGTACGCCAATAATCCCGCGAACTTCGCATAATGTAGATAGTGTTAAATCGAAGTCGAGCCGCAATTACGCACGCAATCCATTGATCCGTAAGTGAATACGCGAGATTATTACGGCATCGCACAAGATTATTGACGCGCTAAACTGTCGTGAATGCGCCATGGAGGCGCGCGTGGAGGCCGATCCGCTGGCCTGAATCCACTGCCGCCCCTCCGCCAGGCGTTCGACCACCCCGGCACCCCCGCTGCGGCCGGCGAGGGACCCTGGTACCGGTACCGTGGCGCGCCTCAACGATATAAATCCCAAAAAAAAATTCGAGTGCGGGGCGCAAAAAAATTCTGAAAAAATTACAAACACAGGGCCGTGCGCGGTGATATGGTTCGGTGCATGCTGAACGCTGGGCGATCACAGGTGATCGGATGCTGAAAAGCGCATGGCAGCGACTGCGGTTATGGCGGCGGGTGATGGGCCAGGAGGCGGTAGTGGGCGACGGGAAGGACGGAATGGGATCACACCCGCATGGCCGGCGGTTCCGGCTCGGGCGCAAGCCCCGCGGTCACGATGCACGGATACCGAAGATGGCGGTCGCTCGGGCGATGGCCGTTGGGCGCTACGTGCCGGTGCCGGCGGAGGTGGACTATGCGGCGGGGCTCCCGGTGAGCCTTGGCGTGATGTTGAATTCCGAATTGGGGGACTGCACTGCGGCGGCCTGCGGGCATGCGATCCAAGTCTGGACGGCGAACGCGCAGCCGCCGATGGTGACGCCGGCCGACAGTCAGATACTGTCGCTCTACGAGGCGACTGGCGGCTATGTGCCGGGGAACCCGAACACCGACAATGGGGCGATCGAGCAGGTGGTGCTCGGGTATTGGTTGAAGCACGCGGTCGACGGGAACGAGCTCGCGGCGTTCGTGGAGGTGAACCCGGCGGACATGTCCGAGGTCCGGCGCGCGGTGTGGGAATCCGGGGTCGTGTACATCGGCTTCAACGTGCCGGGGTACCTGATGGACGGGCTGACGGAGCCTGGGTCGGTGTGGGACGTTCAGACGAGCGGGGACACGTCGATCGTCGGCGGCCATGCGGTGATCGTGGTCGGCTACGAAAGCACCGGGAACCTGATCGTGATTTCGTGGGGGTCCGTGTACTGCATGACCCCGAAGTTCTGGGCTCGGTATGTCGATGAGGCCTATGCGTTGGCGAATGCGGCGTGGATCGAACGCTCGGGGCGTTCACCCGCGGGACTGACGCTCGCTCAGTTGAAGGCGCTGATGAAGGATCTGAACGGCCCGCTGCCCGTTGCCCCGCAGCGCCGGCACCGCCACTGGCGGCGGGTGAAGCGGCGCGAGCGCGCGGCCGCCGCGGCTGCGGCGAAGCCTGTGTGACCGCTGGCAGCGGTCCGCGCATCGCACTCGTCACGGTATGTAAAAACAGGACCGATCACCTCCGGAAGACCCTGCCGGCGAACTTGGCCGCCACTCGGTACGCGAACGCCGTGTTCGTGGTGCTCGACTACGATGACGATTCCGGACTGTGGGACTGGCTTGCCGAGGACATGGCGGGATGGCTGGCTGCGGGGCGGCTCATCGCGTACCGGTACCGAAACGGCGGACAGTTCCACCTCGCGCACGCCAAGAACATGGCCGCGCGCTGCGGGATGCTCGAGGGCGGCGAGATCCTGGTCACGTTGGATGCCGATAACTTCACGGGGGAGGGGTTCTGTGAGGCGGTCGCCGCGGCATTCCGGGAGCCTGGCGTGCGCCCTGGGATCTTCATGTGCCCGGATTACGCGCTGATTAAATCACTGCCGCATGGCGCGAGCCGGCCGCCTCGAGGCTACGCGGGGCGCTTGGCGGTCTGGGCGCAGACGTTCGTGAAGATGGGCGGGTATGACGAGGTGTTTGACACGTGGCGCGGGGAGGACATCGACATGAACTTCCGGCTGCAACGGGTGGGCTATCAGATGCGCCACATTGAGAATCGGCACCTGATGGCGATCAACCACAGTGCGGCGGTGCGGTTCCGCGAGTACCCGCACGCGCAGCAGTACGAGAACAAATCCGAAATTGAGACCCTGCGGGCGCGCACGGAGACGGTCGTGAACATGGGGCGCGGGTGGGGCTGCGGCACGGTGACGCGCCACGATGGCCGTGTGTCGGACTTGAAGGCGCTGCCGACGCGCGTGTTCGGGATCGGCCTGCACCGCACCGCGACGACGTCATTGCATGAGGCACTGCGGCGACTCGGGATGGATAGTTTCCACTGGGGCGCGGGCGAAGCGCCGTTGATCTGGTACGAAATGCGATCATTGGGCCGCTCACCGACGCTCGAGCGCTGGTACGCGCTCTGCGATCTGCCGATCCCGTTGCTGTACCGCGAGCTGGACCGCGCGTATCCGGGGAGCCGGTTCGTACTGACGGTCCGCAACGAGGCTTCGTGGCTGCGCAGCGTAGAGCGCCTGTGGTCGTCCGAGAATCCGAATCGCTACCTATGGGACGTGTATCCGTTCACGAACATGATTCACACGGAATTGTACGGTCGGGCGACGTTTGACGCCGCAACGATGCTTGCGCGCTACCGGCGGCACAATGCGGAGGTGCGAGAGCACTTCCGGGGGCGCGATGATCTGCTGGTGATGGACGTTGATGCGGGGCTTGATTGGGCGCCGTTGTGCGGATTTTTGAATTTGCCCGTGCCGGGTGTAGCCTATCCGAAGGTGGACTTCATGAGTCCGACAGTGAGTGTGACGACGTAAGGAGGCGACATGGACGACACAACGTGCAAGGTGAAGAACTGCAAGCGCGAGCTGCACGCGCAAGGATACTGCCAGCGCCACTATCAGCGACTGCGGCGCAACGGCACGACCGCGAAACTCGTCTCGCCGTGGCGCAAGACGCGCGGACGGTTTCAGAATCAGAGGGTGACGTAGATGGACGACGACCTCCGCCGCCGTCTAGACCGCATGGACCGCACCAATCGTGCGATCAGCGAGGCAATCCGCATGACGCAGATCCAGTTCGCGGACATGGCGGCTCGCTTGGATATCTTGCTTGAAGCGCATGGCATTGATTTGGATGAACTATCCGAGGATGAGCCGCTGGAGAATACAGAAGAGGGCTTGCGCGACCACTGAGGAATGCGGTAGAGTGCGGCACATCACGACAATCGGAGGTGCAGCATGGGTGGCGGAACATTCGATCCTGGCAAGTATCGTGCGTATACCAGCACGACGGTCGGCAAAACGACCGAAGAAGTATTCACGGCGCGCAGCATCAAGGCGGCGCTCAATCCGAAAGGCGTCAAAGTCCGCGAGTCTCGCGATAGCGCCGACAATCCGAAGTCCACGCCGATCATCGTAGCGATTGACGAGACCGGCAGCATGGGAATGCTGGCCGATGTGATCGCGCGCAAGGGCTTGGGCGTGTTGTTTGAATCCATCATCGCGCGCAAGCCCGTCACCGATCCGCATGTCATGTTCATGGCCTTCGGAGATGTGGAGTGCGATCACGCGCCATTGCAAGTATCTCAATTCGAAGCGGATAACCGCATTGTTGAGCAATTGAGTGAAATCTATTTGGAAGGCAACGGCGGCGGCAACGGTCATGAGAGCTACGAGTTGCCGTGGTACTTCGCGGCCTTTCACACGGTGCACGATTCTCTGATCAAGCGCGGCAAGCGCGGATATTTGTTCACGGTCGGAGATGAGCCAATCGGACCCGGACTACGCAAGGATGCATTGGTCAAGTTTTTGGACGACGGTGCCGAACGGGACTTTTCAACTGCCGAATGTCTTGAGGCCGCGCAGCGAATGTACGACTGCTATCACGTGGTCATCAAGGAAGGCAATCACGCGCGTGGTGATTTGTCTGGAGTCTTGAAGACCTGGCGGCCGCTATTGGGCCAGCATGTGATTCAACTGGATGATCACACGAAACTAGCCGAGACCATCGTATCCGCTATTGAGGTGGCGGAAGGGCGCGACGCATCAACGTCAACCGCCGGATGGGGAGCATCGGCGTCTGTGGTGCTTGAGGCAGTCAAGAATCTGCCAAAAGGTGCACCGCCTAAGATGTTGGGCGCTCCGTGAAAGCGCGCGCCGTCATTGGGGCGAACTTCGGCGACGAAGGCAAGGGCCTGCTCGTTGACTACCTGTGCAAGACGGGTGGCGATGTCGTGGTTCGTTTCAATGGCGGCGCGCAAGCGGGGCATACGGTTGTGACGCCAGAAGGTTTGCGGCACGTATTCCATCACTTCGGCAGTGGCACTCTGTACGGAGTGCCGACGTTCTTATCTCAGTTTTTTATCTGCAATCCGATCATATATTTCCGTGAGTTGATGGAATTAGACGCGATGGGCGTCACGGCGGATGTGTTCGCGCATCCCGATTGTTTGGTGTCAACGTTCGCCGACATGATCATCAATCAACGCAAGGAATTGAAGCGTGGCGACAAGGCGCACGGCAGTTGCGGTATCGGCATCCACGAGACGATTCAGCGTTCCGCAATCAGCGAACTTAAGATCACGATGAGCGACCTGTGGAATCGGTCAACGACGCTGCCATCCAAGATGGCAGAGATTTGCGACCGATACGCAAAGTTCCGAACTGGCACGCCGATCAATGAACCTGGCATGATTGAAATGTTCCTGAAAGAATGCGAGGCATTCGCGAATGCGATCCATCCGGCTGGCATTGGGCAATGCAAAGACCCGATTTTTGAGGGCGCGCAAGGGCTCTTGCTTGATCAGGACCGCATTGAGTACCATCCGCATGTCACGCATTCCAATACTGGAATGAAGAATGTGCGCACGCTATGCGCGCAAGCGGGGATTACGGATGTGGAAACGTACTACGTGTCGCGAACTTACTTGACGCGTCATGGCGCGGGTCCGCTGCCTGGAGAGAATCCGGGGCTCTCGTATCACGACGATACGAACGTAGGTCATCCGTGGCAGGGGTTTCTGCGATTCGCGGCACTGGACGATGGTCTGCGCATCCGCTGCGCAGCGGATGCGGGCGGCGAATACAAACTCGTTCTGACGCACTGTGATCAGCGCGAACCGACGCAACTGGCCGATCTGTACAGTTACGGGCCGACGCGCGCGAATGTGCGTGGCTGGAAAGAACGCGCCAAGGCTTTCAACTGAGGACTGGAGACATGAAACGCCGCTCCTTCATCTCCATGCTGACCGGCACCGCTGGCGCGTTGTTCGTCCCGCAGTGGCGCATGCCTGAGCCGGTGATTGTGTTGCCGCCGAAGGTGCCGCGACACGTGATGTATGCGATGGGCTACACGGTGACGGAAGGCGAAATGGAGCCGCAGGATAATGTGTACGCCACCAGTACCGTGTACCGATGCGATGAGAGCGGCCGGATTCTCACAGCGGAAAAATTTCGCCAACTGGTGGAACCCGGTATCAAACAAACGTGGGACAAGTTCTATCACAACTGGGAGGATCATTTTGCATGAGCACCCCCGACCCCTGCACCTTCACCCGCACCCCCATCCTTCGCTTCGTCGAACGCCAAGTGAAGGACGGCAAGCGCACCGCGACGATCAGAGTGTTGCAGCAGTGGTGGGCACCGAACATGCCGTCGTACATGAACAATGGCGAGGGGGAATGGCGGGACGTTGAATTGCAGACGGAGCACTCACTATGAACGACCCCCGCCATCACCCGATCACGATGCGCGCGCCCGCGCGTCACGAGTACAGCAACGCCTGCGAGTGCGGAGCGTGTAAAGCAATCTATCTGCGGCAGGTGAACTGTCAGCACTCGTTCATCGCCATGAACGGCGCTGGATCAATGATTGGCGCAGAGTCGGTCTGCGTTCACTGCGGAGCGGCGAAGTCGCATGTGGAGGCGATGACGCCAGCGAAGCCGCAGATGCCTCAGGTTGTGCCAGCGGGATTCGCGCCTACTTTGCGTTTCGATTCCTTGATGTATAACTGTATCAGCCGCAAGCCGGTGGCGACGACCGCGCCCGTGACCACTGATCGGACGGCAGGTCCGCACGCTCAGTGGAACTGTCCGTGCGATGATCCGAAGTGCGCTGGTAAGCGATCTTATACCGAGTGGTGTCAGCGCACCATTGCCGAACTGCGCGCGCAATGGGTCACTACTGGCCCGCCGCAGTCCTGGATATGAGCCGCCCCAAACCCTCCCCGCGCCGCACCGCGCAACTCACCTTCTACGTTTCCGAACGTTTGAAGAAGGAGTTGATGCTGGAGGCGTGGGAGGAGAATCGCACACTGTCGGATTATCTCAGGGGGTTGCTGGAGAGGCGCGGCAAGTGGGCCAGAACGGCCTTGACTGGTCCTGGCGGCTATGACATCGGTCCGCCGAAGACGGAGGCGCGGAAGTAATGCCCCGCGCTAGACGCGAAGTCGTCCCCGTCGGCATGCCCACCATTGAGCAAGTGCCCGAAGCCGCGCGCGCGGAACTCGCCAATTGGATGAAATCCCACTTAGAGCGCGTGGAGGCCGAAGCCGAGGCGCGCGTCGCCTTGGCCAAGACCGTAATTGAACACCCGTCCGACCTCATGCGCCCGCTGGTCAAGCACTTCGCGGGCATGGGGATACCGAAGGCTCAGATCGCGCGGCTCTTAGTGATGTCGCCCTCAACACTCGCGACCCACTACGAGACCGAACTTGACTTAGGCACCGCCGAAGCGAATCTCGCCGTCGCGCAGAACGCCTACAAGGCCGCGACCGATCCCGCGAATGGTAATCTCAGTCTCAAGTGGCTTGAGCGCCGCGGCGGCGAGGAATGGAAGCGACCAGTGCAGGAGCTGGCGATCAATAAGCCAGCCGCCGGCCCTCCGGTGATCGACTCCACGCGCTTGACCTACGCCGAGCGCCAGCAGATGCGCGCGATGCTGCAACGGATCAACGAGGGCGGCGAAGGTGAGCCGCTGCAAGCCGATGAGGAGCCGTTGATTGGTGGGTAAGATGATGAAATGGTGGCGCTCCTATGCGTGGGCCAGGTACATGGGCCGAAGCGTTGGAGTTGCCGTGAGGTATGCGTTCAATTCAGTGAAGTGACTGCACCCAAGGATGCAAGGAGCGACGATGATGAGCAGCAACAAGGTAGTGAGGATTCCGCCGCGCAAGGTTCCGCAGATGCCGCCCGTACAGGACGACGTTGATTTCGCGGATCGGATGTTAGGCGCGGCGCTCGCGGGGATTTCCGCAGTGTTTGTGGTGGTGATGCTGTATTGGATCATCAAGCACTACCATGGCGGATGACACGCCGATCACGTTCACGGAGCCCTGCTATGTGCTGTTCGACACGACGCAGAACGCGGTGATGACGACGATTCACGGCAATCTTGCGATCTTCAGCACGAGAGGCATGGCTGACCTTTGGGCTGGCCGATCGGAGAAGCCGGTTGAAGTAATCGCGGTGAACGTGCGGCCCGTCAAGACGGTGCTGCACGCATGACTCCCTTGCTCGGGGCGCTCCCTCCAGCACGCAAAGCCCCGAGCGTTTCGCCCGCGAGGTGTCAAAGCCTCGCGGGTATTTTTGAATGAGCGAGTATCGGTCAATGGTGATTGGCGATGATGTGACCTACGAGGAGATAGCCTGGGCGCTAGGCTACAACGCAGCCATGGAGGGTAAGACGGAGGCCGACTGTCCGTACCCCGAGTGCTCAAAGCTGCGCGCGTCTTGGCTCGTCGGTTTCGAGTGCTACACCGTCCGTGAGCCGCCCAGTGTCTGACCTCACCGTCGTCTGCCTGATCCTCGCGTTCGCCGCGCTGATTGTGGTGATGTTTGGCAATGATGAATTTTGAGGGAGGGAGATATGGTAAGTGAATGATCCGCTGATGCCGCTCTCGTTCACGCGTACTGTGCGTCTGAAAATCCGCAGGGAATCGTATCCGTGGCTCAATGGAGCGGCGGTTGAAATCAATCAGGTGTTCAATTACGTGAACCAAGTGAGCTATGACACACGTCGGCGCACCGACCTCAAATCCAAGTGGCTCTCGGGCTTTGACCTGTGCAACCTGACTTCGGGCGCGACGCAGTATTTTGACCGCATCGGCGCGGACACGATTCAATCGGTGTGCATGCACTACGCTCAAAAGCGCGCAGCCGCGAAGCGTCTGAAGCTGCGCTGGCGCGTGAGCCATGGTGCGCGTCGCGCGCTCGGCTGGATACCGTTCAAGGCGGCGAGCTTGAAACGACGTGGCAATGCGCTGCGCTTTTGCGGCAAGATCTTCCGGGTATTCAATCGGGAATCCCTGACCGATGTGAAATGGCGCGATGGATGCTTCGCGCAGGATGCCGTGGGCGACTGGTGGCTGTGTCTGCCGGTCATCGTGACGGTGGAGCAAACCATCGCACCCTTGGAATCGGTCGGCATTGATCTTGGACTCAAGACCATCGCGACCACGAGCGACGGCGAGAAGCTGGAGGCGGGTCGTTGGACGCAAGGTAACGCGGATAAGCTGGCGATGGCGCAGCGCCGTGGCCACAAGCGCCAGGCGAAGCGGATTCACCGCAAGGCCGCGAACCAACGCAAGGACGCGCTGCATAAGTTTTCGAGAATGATTGTTGATCGGTATCAGAACATCGTCGTCGGCGACGTGAGCAGCACCAAACTGGTCAAGACACGGATGGCAAAGTCCGTGCTTGATTCGGGTTGGTGGATGCTCAAAACGCAGTTGCAGTACAAGGGCCAGCAGGCCGGCAGAAGCGTTTCAGTCGTCAGCGAGAGTTACTCAACGCGAGCATGCAGCGGCTGTGGGTCCCTCACGGGGCCTTCAGGTCCGGCCATGCTCGTTGTAAGGCACTGGGTATGCAGCGAGTGTGGAGACACTCACGATCGGGACGTTAACGCGGCCCGTAACATCCTTGCCGGGTCCAGGTGTCGGACCCCCGTGCGCGGGAACGAGTCTTCACCTCACGCAGTCGCGTTAACATCTCGCCGTCGCGAGACAGGTAAAAGACTGCGCGCGGTGGCGACATGAGCACCGGTCGCCAGCCGTCCGCCAAGCGATCAATGGACGCCTTCGATATTGGCGGATGCGGGTGTTTCGCTTAAGATTGGGCTGATGCCTACGTTCGACCTCTCCGCGGTAGATCCGCAAGCGCAACTCGATGATCTGAATCGCGCTGATTACCAAGAATCACTCTACGAATTCTATAAAGCCGCTTGGCCATTGATTGACACCTCTCCGTGGATGGACGGATGGGCCATCGATGCGATTGCCGAACACTTGCAGGCGGTATGTGATGGAGAGATCAATCGATTGTGCATAAATGTGTCGCCGCGCACTGGAAAATCTAATTTGATCTCAGTCGCGTTTGATGCATGGGTATGGGCACAGCCGCACGCAGGACCCATCAGCGGACCGGCAGTAAAATTCCTTCACGCCTCTTACGCGAACCAGCTTTCACTGCGCGACAACGTGAAGTGTCGTCGCCTCATTGAATCCTCGTGGTATCAGAAACTGTGGGGCCATCGTTTTCAACTCACGACCGATCAGAACACGAAGTCGCGGTTTGCAAACGATCAAGGAGGCGAGCGGTTGATTACGTCGATTGAGGGCACGAATACCGGTGAGGGAGCTATGTGTTTTGTGGCTGGCACGCTGGTCAACACGCCGCACGGAAATATACCGATTGAAAAATTGCTCGTGGGAAACACTGTGTATTCGAGCGGTGAAGGATTTGAAGCGATACGAGAATCACGAATCGTCGCAGTCATGGCACGTAAGCCATATCATGGACTCGTGACGATTAGCTGCGGTGGCAGCCATTCACTAACATGCACTGTTGACCATCGAATCTATACTGTCCGCGACGGGTATCAACGGGCCGATTCATTGAAAACTGGGACACGAGTACTGTGTTACTCGCATCTTGGGTTTACCTACGAAACAGAAGTAGAGTCGGTCAATTCCGTAACGGCAGATTATCGTCAACTCGTATACGACATTCAGGTAGAGCGCGACCACAACTTTTTCGCCGAAGGTGTGCTCGTCTCAAACTGCATAATAATCGACGACCCCAACGCGGTCGATGACGTAGACTCCGAAGCCACCATCCAGGCCGCCATTGACTGGTGGGACGGCGTGATGCCCACTCGCTTGAACAACCAAGAGACCGGCGCCTACATCGTCATTCAACAGCGTACATTCGAGAATGATTTGACCGGCCACATCATGGAACACGAGCGCGATGATTGGTGCTGGCTAATGATCCCGATGCGCTACGAGCCTGAGCGATCGTTCATGACGCCGATCGGCTGGAAAGATCCCCGCACCGTTGAAGGCGAACTCATGTGGCCCGAGCGGTTCAGCGAAAAGGCCGTCGCTCGCTTAGAGAAACGCCTCGGCAAATTCCGCGCCGCTGGCCAGCTCCAGCAGCGACCAGAACCCGCAGGCGGCGGCATCATCGAGCGCGCCTGGTGGCAACTCTGGGAATCCGAAACCTTCCCGCCGATGGATTTCGTACTCGCGACGTTGGACACGGCCTACACCGAGGATCAATTGAACGACCCTTCCGGCATGATCGTCTGGGGCGTCTTCTCCGAAACCACGAGCCAAGCGAATCATCTCTTAGACGCCTCGGGAAATCGCGTGTACCTAGATCGCACGATTTCCGAATCCCCGCCACGCGCGATGATGATGTACGCGTGGGACGATCACTTGAAACTGCATGACCTCGTGAAGCGCGTCGCGAAAACGTGCTTACAGTACAAGGTGGACTTGCTGCTGATCGAGAACAAGGCCTCGGGTATTTCGGTGAGTCAGGAAATCCGCCGGCTGATCAGTGCGGAGCGCTTCGGCGTGCAACTGTTTGATCCGAAATCGCAGGACAAGGTAGCGCGCCTGATATCGATTCAGCACCTATTCCAAGAGGGCCTGATCTACGCGCCGTCCGAAAAGTACCCCTGGGTGGACAAGGTCATCACGCAAGTCGGCATGTTCCCGAAAGCGAAGCACGACGAGTACGTAGACTTGACCTCGATGGGCCTGCGGCACCTCCGCAATAACGGCCTAATCGCCCGCGCGCAAGAGCGCCTGGCAGAACTGGAGGGGTTGAAGGTGTTTCGGGGCAATCAGGATCAGCCGCTGTATCCGGTGTGACTTGACAGCCGCGACCAATGGTCGTATAACGTCATCCCAAGCGGTGGTGCAGATTTCAGTTACTCCATTCTAAGGCGTGGGTCGCAGGTTCAAATCCTGTCACCGTGTAACAGCGGTGTAGCTCAGTCTGGTAGAGCAACGAAATACTGAAGTCGAATATTCCCCGCGTAGATTTGCGTGGCGCACAGTTCGGTTACTTCTGACCAAAACTCAGACGATGCGAGTTCGACTCTCGCTGAAAAGGTGTGGTACCTAGTTCGTTACCGGATTGGCTTGTTCCCGCATTGAGGTTTGATTTGGGTGCTGAAGATTACGGTTACTTCTGCGTTTAGAAACCATACCGTATTCGCTTGTTGCCCCACTGATTGTTGTTGCCCTTAACTCATGAGGTGCTGTGATGAAAACGAACTTGAAGCGCGCTCCCGGCCCGGTCACGCACGAAGGTGCTCCGGCCATTCCATCCAATCCCTACACCGAACTGCGGCGCGCGGTACTCGCGTGCCTCTTGTGGGAGAACCAGTTCTACGAATCCGGCGAAGATATCGCCAAGCGCATCGGTGCGCTGGTCAAGCAAGTGCCGCAAGAGAAGGTCGCGCAACTCGCCATTGATGCGCGCACGAAATTCAAACTGCGTCACGCGCCGCTGTTGCTGGTGCGTGAGATGGCGCGCGGCAAAGGCAACATTATCGGTCGCACGCTCTCGGAAGTGATCCAGCGCGCGGACGAGTTGTCAGAGTTCGTCGCGATTTACTGGAAAGACAAGCGTCAGCCGCTATCCAAGCAAGTCAAGGTCGGACTTGCGCACGCCTTCCAGAAGTTCAACGCCTACGCATTAGGCAAGTACAAAGGAGATGACAAGGCCGTCAAACTGCGTGATGTCCTATTCCTGTGCCACGCGAAACCGAAGGACGAAGCCCAAGCCGCTACTTGGAAAAAGCTCATTGACGGTACCCTTGAAGCGCCTGATACGTGGGAAGTGGCATTGTCGGCAGGCGCGGACAAGAAAGAAACGTTTGAGCGATTGATCCGCGAGAACAAGTTGGGCTACTTGGCACTCCTTCGCAACCTTCGCAAGATGCTGGAAGTCGGCTGCGATGAGACAATGATCCGCGCGGCGATCTCCGCAGGCGCGCACGGATCAAAGGCGTTACCGTTTCGCTTCATTGCGGCGGCCCGTGCGGCTCCGCGTTTTGAGCCGCAGTTGGACGCGGCCATGCAGATTGCGGTCGCGGAAATGCCGAAACTCACTGGGACGACTGCGGTGCTGGTGGACGTATCGGGTTCCATGGATGCGGCGCTGTCGGCCAAGTCGGACTTGAAGCGTATGGACGCCGCGTGCGGCCTTGCGATCATGGCACGCGAATTGTGCGAGGACTGCCGCGTGTTCGCGTTTTCTAACGCCATCGCAGAAATACCGGCGCGGCGCGGTATGGGATTGGCCGATGCGATCATCAAATCAATGCCGCATCAGGGAACGAATTTAGGCGCGGCTGTGGCGTGGATCAACGGCAACGTCAAATATGATCGGCTGATTGTCGTCACCGACGAACAGAGTCATGATGCGGTGGGCGCTCCGAAGGGACGCGGAATAATGGTCAATGTCGCGTCCGCCAAAAACGGCGTAGGCTATGGCCCATGGACCCGTTTGGACGGGTTCTCGGAGGCCATCTTGACGTACATTCAGGAGTCAGATGTTGCCGTCGAAGGCTGATTTCAAATCTTGGTTGAGACGCAATAGGTACGGGCCGGCTGATGCGGCCCGTCACCTCAAGGTCAACGTCCGCACCGTCCAGCGCTGGCTCAAAGGGGATCGCCGAATCCCGAACTGGCTGGAGTTACTAATCCGCTAAATTTGGTATGCGGCCCCGCTGTCGGTTACGATACCGCCAGCCATGGACAGCCGCCCGCTCAATGGGTCTTCAATCATCCACGCCAATGAGGCGCACGTCCGCTGTCAATGTACGGTGGACTTGATCTCGCGCCGTCAGCGTCCGTACCTGTTCCGCGTCAAGGTCTGGGGCGAGCCGCCGCACGAATTCACTCGGATTTACGAGATTACGGCGATCTCTGAGGAACGCGCGGCGGATCGGGGGCTTAGGATGTTTGAGGCGGAGATGTCGCGGCCGCTCGCTGTCGTGGCGACGTTACAGTAATGGCGATCTCCCCCGGCCTCGGCAACGCCAACCTCCGCCTAATCGAACCGGACGCGGCGACCGACGACGACCCCGCCCGCGTCATCGTAGAACTCGCCGATGACACCCCCGGCGATATCCCCGAGGTAGACGACAAGAACAACGTACTCAAGATCACCCACGGCGATGGCTCCGTCACTGTAAGCCTGAACGGCTCCCCGCTGTCCCGCGCTGCGGCGAACGACGGCCCCAAGGAGTGGTTCAGCAATCTGGTTGATGAGATTGATGAATCGGAACTGAACCGCATCGCCGAAGACCTCTTGCGAGCCGTCGAGGACGACCTTCGCAGCCGCAAGGACTGGGTCGAGGACCGCGCGACCGGCATCAAGCTCCTGGGCCTCAAGATCGAACTGCCGAACGTGCAAGGCTCAACCGAGGGCGCGCCAGTTGAAGGCATGTCGAAGGTCCGCCATCCGCTCTTGCTTGAAGCCGTGCTCAGGTTCCAAGCGAACGCGCGCAGTGAACTGCTGCCGACCGATGGCCCGGTCAAGATCCGAAATGACGACAACAATGCGGACCTGAAAGAGGACGAACTCGCGAACGCCTACGAACGCGACATGAACCACTATCTCACCGTCACGGCGAGTGAGTATTACCCAGACACGGACCGCATGCTGCTGATGCTCGGGTTCGGCGGCACGACGTTCAAGAAGGTGTATTTCTGTCCGCTCCGTAGCCGTCCTGTATCCGAGTCCGTTGACGCCGAAGACATCATCGTGAATGAATCGGCCATCAACCTGCGGAACGCGCGGCGCATCACGCATCGCACGTACCTGCGGCCATCGACGGTGAAGCGCCTGCAGATCCTGGGCGTCTACAAGGACGTGCCGCTGTCCGACCCGATCCCGCGCCAGCCGGACGAACTCGAGCGCGAGAAGAAGGAACAGCAGGGCCTCTCGGTGAATAACTTCCGGCCCGATGAGCGGGACCGCGAAATCTACGAAATCGCGTGCGAACTGGATATTCGCGGCCTTGAGCATAAACGCAAAGGCGAAGTGACGGGGCTCGAGATTCCCTACGTCGTGACGATAGACGTGTCCTCCCGCAAGATCCTGGCGCTGACCCGGAACTACGACGAGGACGATCAGGAACTGCCGACCGCGCGCCAGCGCTACGTCAAGTACACGTTCGTGCCGGGATTGGGATTCTTAGACATCGGCTTGCTGCATATCTTGGGCAACACGACGAATGCCGTGACCGCGGCATGGCGCGAAATGCTGGATAACGGCATGTACGCGAACTTCCCCGGCTTCGTGGTGCAAAAATCCGGCACTCGCCAGAACACGAACATATTCAGGATTCCCCCCGGCGGTGGTCAGCCGATCGACACGGGCGGCATGCCGATTCGGGATGCCGTGATGCCGCTGCCGTATGAGTCCGCGCACATGGCCCCGATGATGGCACTCGTGCAAGACATGGTGCAGACCGGCCAACGAGTGGGCGGCACGGCAGAGCTCCAGGTCGGTGAGGGCCGCGCCGAGGCACCCGTCGGGACGACGCTCGCGCTGATTGACCAAGCGGTCAAGATCATGAACTCGGTCCACAAGCGATTGCACGCATCGCAAGCCGAGGAATTTCAACTGCTGGTCAAGGTGTTCAAAGAGCACCCGGAATCCTTTTGGCAGCACGGCTGCAAGTCGAAGACGCCGTGGGACTTGGAGCGGTTCATGGCCGCAGTGAATAACTGCGAGCTGGTGCCGCAAGCCGATCCCAACACCGCGTCAATGGGTCAGCGCGTCATGAAGATCGCGGGCCTCGCGCAGTTGCAATCCCAATACCCGCAGTTGCTTGATCCGGTGGCGATCGCGACGGCGGCCATACGGGCTATCGGCTGGTCGAATCCCGAGCAGTTCCTAGTGCCCCCGTCGGCCCGCGCGCAGCCGCCCCCGCAGTTGCAGGAACTGCAGGCGAAGATGCAGAACGACAAGGCGGCTGCGGATGCGAAGACGCTGGAAGCGAACGCGAAGGCCGCAGAGGCACGCGCGAAAGGTGCCGAGCTGCAGGCGAAGATCGACTCTGGATTCTTCGCTCCGAAGCACGAAGGCGTCGCCGCTGCGCCGCCGCCCGACGAGGATACGCCCGTCGATATGGCGCTTGCGCATGCGAAGATCATGGATTCTGAGACGCGCGCCCGCGAGGTTGCGCTGAAAGAACGCATGGCGCACGTCGAAGATCAGAACCGTGACGAGGATCGCGAGGCGAAAGAGCGGGATGCGGCGATTAAACTGGCGTCCGATGTGATCCGTAGCCCGACGACCGAAACCGGTAAACAAGTGGACGTGACCGGCGCTGGTCGCAAGGCGAACAAGATCATCAAGGAAGTGGACAAGGGGATCAAGAAATGACCATCAAGGACTTGCAAGCCGAAATTGACGCGCTCAAAAAGCGGATTGCTGAACTGGAATCTAGGCGGCTTGAGCCCAAGCAGGCATTTGAGACGCATTACCATTACCATTACGGACAAGTCCCAGTGAATCCGTACCTGCAAGGGATACCGCAATACATTCCGCCGTGGACTTGGCCTGCGATGCCATATCTGGGCGCCACAACGTGCGGGTCGTCCTGAATTTGCACCCCGCCCGCAAGTCACTGTATATTCGGCCAATCAAACGCACGGAGCGCTAATGAGCACCCTGTCAGAACAAGGTCGATCCCAGGCGAAAGCCAAGCTGGCCCGCATGACCAGCCGCGAGACCGGCAACGTTGACGCCAGCGATTTCTCCCCCGCTCCCGACATGGCCAACGGCGTGCAAACCGGCATGCGTCCCCTCTCTCGCCGTGCCTTCAAACGCGGCGGCAAGATCTTAGGCGAAGTCCTAAAAGCCCGTGCCGACCGCAAACCCCGCGCCACGGGCGGCCGCGCTTTCGCCGATGCGCTCGTGAACCGCGACGTCAAGGCCGCGAACGAGGAACGCGAAGGCACGAAGCATGACGGGGGATTGAAGCACGGCGGTCGCGCGCACCGCGCCACGGGCGGACGCACCGGCAAGATGGGCGGTGGCCCGATGATGGGCCGACCGATCATGACGACTCCGCGCCCGATGCCCGCAGTACAGCCTGACCCGCGAGTGGGGCATCGTCCGATGATGAGGGCGGCAGGCGGCAAGGTTCACGGTTCAGACTGCAAGTGTGCGATGTGCAACGGCGGCACCGCGAAGGCCTCCGGCGGCTCCGTCAGCTACGGCGGCAGTCGCCCGACGGGTGGCCGCATGGCCCGCGCGAGCGGCGGCAAAGCCAAGAAGGGCATGAACGTGAATATTATCATCGCGCCGAATCCGCCTGCGGGCGCCGCGATGCCTCCCAGGCCGATGGCCCCGCCTCCCGGTGCGCCCGTCGGCCTGCATCAAGCACCGCCGCCGATGCCGCCCCCTGGCGCACCCGCACCGATGGCTGGCGCTGCGCCGATGATGCGAAAGTCCGGCGGTCGCGCGTATCCGATCAAGGATGGCGCGGGCGGGGGATTGGGACGGTTGGAGAAGATCAAGGCGTACGGATGATCCTCTCTCGCCGCAAACTGCTAGGCATGCTGGCCCCTGGCGCAGCCGTCGCGCCGTCGCTGCTGCTGCGCGAGCGCACGATATTCCTCCCGCCGATTGGTGGATGGCCGCATGGGCGCATTGCGTATGCGTCGCTGATTATTCCGCGCGATGACGCGACGATGTACTACAGCGAAGAGATTGCATCCGGTCGGATGGAGTACGACCCAGAGACCGAAGTAATGTCGCTGATTCAGCCATCGCAGCCCGGCCAGTCGGTCACTGTAGAGACGATGCGCACGCCAAACGAGTACGTAGTGGCCGAGGATTTGATATCCGATGAGTTTGGGAACTTCGCACGCGGCGGCGCTGTTCCGATTCGATATTCCACCGGACTGCGAGCGCAAGAGGATGACGCGCGCGAAAAGGCGCGAATGGATGCGCAATGGGCGCGCCTACGGAAACAGTACCCGTCGCTTCCCGGCGATCACGGGAGGGAGCCGTGGGACTTCACTTGAATGCTCACCGGCAACACCCAATTCGAAGCCCTGTTACGCCAGCGCATCGCCGAGGAAATCGAGCGCGTGAGAGTCAATCTCGGCGCCGGAACGTCAGTGAAGAATTACGAGGATTATCGTCACCAGACAGGCAAGATCGCGGCCTTTGAGCGCGTACTTGGCGTGATCTGTGACGATGTGAACACGGAAATCAACAAGAGGTAGCCAGTGCCGAATGTCGCCATGCTCCACGAGAAAGACCCCCGTCAAGTCATCCTTGATGCGATCGGTGATCTTTCCGGCTTTGAAATCGCGCAGAACGAGGTTCTGTGCGCAACCTATCTGCGCCCCGAGAAAACCGTCGGCGGCATCGTGATTCCGCGCTCGAACCTGAACGAGGATCTGTTCCAGTCGAAGGCGCACCTCGTGGTCAAGATCGGCAGCGCGTGTCAGTTCCAGCGCGTGAATAAGAGCGACCGCGTGTTGGGATTGGAAATCAACCTTCACGACTGGGTCATCGTGCGCCCATCCGATGCGCTCGCGATGGAAGTCAACGGCGTGCACTGTCGCCTCGTCTACGATGATCAGATTCGGGCGCGCATCCAAGACTGCCAGATGGTGTGGTGATGGCCGACCCCGAAACGGAACTGAAAGTCGATATCAGCAACTTGGGCGACGCCGTAGCCCCGAACGGCCACGACAAGGACAAAGACGCGCCGAAGATTGAAGTCGTCACGGAAGCCAAGCCCGACGCCGAAGAACCCAAGCCCAAGGCAGGCCTTACGCCCGAGGAGGGTATCCAGAAACTTCAGCGTCAATTGGACGAAGAACGCGCCGCCCGCGCATCCGAAGCCGCCGCGCGCCAAGACGCCGAACGCCGCGCCCAAGAGGCCACCGAAGGCGAACTTCGCGCGAAGACCGACAATCACCAGTCGCAACTGGATATGCTCGGGAACGCGATTGCGAACTTGACCAGCGCGAACGATCTGCTCAAGTCCAAGTACTCCGCTGCGCTCGCGGCTCAAGACTTCGACACCGCTGCGTCCGCGCAGCTTGAAATGTCCACGAACGCCGCCAAGCTCGTGCAACTGGAATCCGGAAAGGCGAACTTGGAACGCGCGGGCAAGCCAGCGCCGCGAGTCGCCCCAGTCAATCCCGTGGACCGCTTCGTGTCCACGATGACGCCGCGTTCAGCCTCGTGGGTCCGCGCGCACCCTGAGTTCGTGACGGATACCGCCAAGAACAACAAGATGATGGCTGCGCACTATGCGGCGATCGGCGACGGGCACGCGCCTGACAGTGATCAGTACTTCGAGGCGATTGAGCAGACGCTGGGCCTCCGGCAAGCGCCGCAGGTTGACGACGAGCCGGTGCTGTCGGATGCCGCGAGACCCAAGAGCCAGCGCACACCGCCGCCCGCCGCGCCCGTGAGCCGCAGCGGCAAGTCCACGGGCGGCCGGCCGAACGTCGTCACTCTCTCCAGCGATGAGGTTGAAATCGCGAAAATGAACGGCATGACGCCTGAAGAATATGCCCGCAACAAGTACGCTTTACAGAAAGAAGGCAGGTTGAACTGATGGCTACCGACGACACCGCCCCCACCATCGGCACCGAAGACATCGGCCGCCGCGCCCGCAGCCGCATGCCGCATGCGCCGCTGCCCGAACCGCCAGCCGCGAAGCCCCCGACGGTGGTCATTGACGCACCGTTTGACGAAGACGACCCGCGCGCACGAGCCGCCGCACGGGCTGAGGAACTGCGCGCGCACCGCGGCGCGATGGACGATGGCGTTGACAAGTACGCCATTGACCCGCGCGTGATCCCGGACGGTTGGTCCTACGAATGGAAGACCCTGACCGTGTACGGCAAGGAGAATCCCTCCTATCAGGTCTCGCTCGCCCGCGCCGGATGGGAACCTGTGCCCGCGCACCGGCATCCGGAGATGATGCCCGAGGGCTGGAAATCCGAGACGATCGAGCGCGACGGACAGATCTTGATGGAGCGCCCGCTTGAGATCACGAACGAGGCGAAGACGAACGAGCTGCGCAAAGCGCGCGCTCAGGTGCGCCAGAAGGAGGCGCAGTTGAACGGCCAGCCTGCGGGACCGAACTCACCGTTCGAAGCCACGAACAAGGGCAATCCGCTCGCGCAGTTCAAGAAATCGTATGAGCCGATGCCGATTCCGAAGGAATAACCCAAGGGGCCACCCATCTAGTTGTGAATCCATAAATGGAACTGTGATGGAGTTAACGCCCCGCTTTCTACCTGAGCGAAGCGAGTCCTGGGTATGCCGACTTAAAACTGCCCAACTTTCATGACCACCCGCTCCGAATGCACCTCCAAACGCGCCTACCTGTTCAAAGAAGCCGCCGAGCGCGCGATGCGCTTTCGGCTCTCTCAGCGTCCGAACACGCCCTTGCGCGTCTACAAGTGCACCAGTTGCCCGTGCTGGCATCTCACCAGCCGGCGGCTCGTAACTGCGGATATTTGACACCCCGCAACAGTTGATGCATATTCCGCACATCCGAGCCGCCCGGTGTGGCTCTTAACGGTTAGTTTGTAAGGTCCCTCCATAGCCCGGTGCCATGAAGACCTCCAGGTAGGAGCGTCTCCGCATGGCGACCAACACGTCCAGTCCGTTCGGATTTTCACAGCGCAACGGCACGGGAACCACGCCGAGCTTTGAACAAGTCGTCGGCATCATCGACTACAACACCGCCAATATCTTCTTTGGCGATCCGGTGTTCCGTCTCAGTGGTGATGGCACCATTGCCGGCGTCACGACCGGCCCCGGCCCCGGCACGACCGCGATAGCCGGTGTGTTCGTCGGCTGCAAGTATCTCTCCATCGCCCAAAAGAAAACCGTCTGGTCGAATTATTGGCCAGGCTCCGATGTCGCCTCCGGGAACACCGTCGAAGGCTACATCGTGAACGACCCGAACGCGCAGTTCACCGCACAGGTCGCAGGCTCGAGTTCCACCGGCCTTGTCGCCGGCAACATCGGCTCCAACGTGCAGTTCGCCTATGGCACCGGCACGACCGCGAACGGAATTTCCGGCGCGTACATCGACATCACCGTCTCGCCGACCACGACCTCCACGCTGCCGTTTCGCGTCGTGAGCCTGATCACGAATCCGCCAGGGGCGAATGGGACCAACAGTGGGGCGTACAACTGGGCTGTTGTTGCCTTTAACAATGTTGAGACAAAGCAGCTCACGGCTGTGTAAAAAAATGGATACGACCATTTTCGATTTTGGTTTCCATTCGGTCAGCGATCACGACTTGAAGAAAGCCACGCTGTTCAACAAGTCACGACTTGGCGAAAGCGGCTGCTGGATTTGGATAGGAAACAAGCGCCATGGTTACGGCCTTTACTGGCATGAGGGAAAAACCCAATCTGCACATCGAGTGAGTTACGAAGTGTTCGTTGGTCCGATCCCCAAGGGATTGCACCTACTTCATTCTTGCGACAATCCTTCGTGCATCAACCCGAGCCATCTGCGCCCCGGAACCGTCAAGGAAAACATGGCGGATCGTGAGGCGCGTGGTCGTCGTGATGTGCGAGGCGAGCAGGTTGGGACAGCCAAACTGACGACCGCGCAAGTATTGGAAATCAAGGCGTCAGAGTTGTCGAACAAGGAACTTAGCCGTATCTACGGCGTCAGGCCAGACAATATCTGGCTCATCCGCAGCGGTCGATCTTGGAAACATTTGAACGCTGCATCGGAAGGAGTAGCACATGCCGGTTAATTTAGCTGCGATCAAGGATCTTCTGTTGCCAGGACTGCGCGGCATAGAGGGCCGGTATGAGATGATCCCGGCCCAATGGGATAAGGTCTTCACCAAGTTCGACTCCAAACTCGCCTTGGAACGCACGGCCGAAATGCGCTACTTGGGCCTGGCTCAGCTAAAGACCGAAGGCGGCCAGACCTCCTTCGACAACAATGCGGGCGAGCGGTACGTGTACAACCAGGAGCACAACGAGATCGCGTTGGGCTACGCGATGACCCGCAAGGCCATCGACGACAACCTGTACAAGACGCAGTTTCATCCGTCCAATCTCGGCCTGATCGAATCCTTCCATCAAACGAAGGAGATTTACGCGGCCAACGTCTTGAACACCGCGACCACGTACAACAGCGCCGTCGGCGGCGATGGCGTGGCGCTGTGCTCCACCGCCCACCCGATCGACGGACAGACGATCGCGAACACGCCGACGACCCAGGTGGACTTGAACGAGGCCACATTGCTGAATGCCATGATCAGCATTCGGACGAACTTCCGCGATCAGGCGGCCCTCAAGATCTTCGCGCGCGGTCGCAAGTTGATCGTGCCGCCGCAGTTGGAGCCTGTCGCGATCCGCTTGACCAAGACCGAACTGCGGCCAGGCACGGCGGACAACGACGTCAACGCGATCCTGTCCACGGCGGGCGGCCTCTCCGAAGGCTACATGGTCATGGACTTCTTGACGTCCAACTATGCGTGGTTCTTGCTGACCAACATCGCGGGGCTGGCGTACATGGACCGCATTAACTTTGAGACAGACATGCAAGTGGACTTTATCACTGATAATTTGCTTGTCAAGGGCTATGCCCGCTATAGTTTATCTTACTTTAATTGGCGCGCCCTGTATGGCTCATTCCCAACTTCATAAGCAAAAACAGTCACTTACGTCATTACGATAAAAGGTAATTTTTTAACGTGAATGCTTGCTTAAAGACGGATATTGCGTATAATGGCATCTCCCAACAAGGAGATGAATCCATGAACGTGAAAAAGCCGACTCTGACGTTTGAGCAGATCAACGAATTGATCGCCTATGACGGGGCGACTGGCGTGTTTACGTGGAAAAAGACGGCATCGCGTCGTCACAAGGTCGGCGAGGAAATCGGTGAGTTCAAGTCCAGAGTGGACAAGTACGGCGTGGCGCGCCGCTACAAGTACATCGGCGTTCTGTATCACCAGACCCCTGCGACCCGCATTGCGTGGTTGCTGACCTACGGCGAATGGCCGAAAGGCAATATCCTGTACAAAGATGGGAACACCGAGAACCTGAAGATTGACAATCTGAAGGAGGCGGATTTCCCGACGGTGATCACCGTGAAGGGCAGCGTTCGACATTACAAAATGTCAGCCGAGGCCACGCGGCATTATGGCCTCAAGCGCTACTACGGGATGAGCGGCGAAACGTACAACATGATGCTGGCCGCGCAGGGCGGTGTATGCGCAATCTGCAAGGGTACCGAGACGTATATCGCTAAGGGATACAACGAGCCAAAAGCTCTGTCTGTTGACCACAATCACGAAACCGGCGCGATCCGTGGGCTGTTGTGCTCAAACTGCAATTACATGATCGGGCATTGCCGGGAGAATCCCGACATTCTGTTGGATGGCGCGAAGTACCTACGCCTGCACAACGGCACGCCCCCGGCGAAGCCCAAACTTGAAATCGTGCGCACCGATGCGCCGACCGAGGATGCGAAATGACCTCCTACATCCCCCCAACGAGCGGCACGCCGGTCTATCCCGATATCCTGGGAGGGCAGCTCACGCAGACCAATGGAAATCCAGTATTTCCCGGCACGCAGTTCACTGGCCCAGTGCTGGCGGGAAACGTGTTCAATTCCGACGGCACGAACAGCCTCGCGGGCGTCGGTGAAGTCACTGGGACCGCGAACGTCGGGTGGGCGTCGCTGTCGCAGAGCTGTGTTTGCACGCAGGCGACAAACACCAGCACTGCCGGTCAGTTCGTCTGTCCGATCGTGATCCCGGCGCAGAGCCAGATCAAGTCGATCAAGATCATGGTGACGACTGCGTTGACCGGGTCTGCGACCACGCTTGGGATCGGCTCGGGCGCGTCCGCAACCGCTTTCACTGCGGCCAATGCCGTGGTCACCAGTGGCGCGTTGGGTCAAGTGTCTGTGACCCCTGGCACTGGCGCGACGCAGATCGGCAACTGGGACAACGT